TAATAGTACAGGAAACTATAATGTTGCTTTAGGCAACAATGCTTTACGAACAAACACGACTGCTTCAAGTAATACTGCAATCGGACAAGCAAGTTTGTTTTACACTTCAACTGGTGCAGAGAATGTTGGAGTCGGTAGAGATTCTTTACATTTTAACACTACTGGTGCAGAGAACGTAGCAGTTGGATTTAGTGCTTTAAAGGCAAACACCACAGGAACACAAAATGTTGCGGTAGGTGAAGGTGCTTTACAAAGTCACACTACAGGTAGCTACAACGTAGCACTAGGTAGAGCATCATTAAGTGCTAATACTACAGCGTCTGGTAATACTGCTGTTGGTAATTATTCTTTAGGGGTAAATACTACAGGAACAAGAAACGTAGCGGTTGGTGCGGGTTCATTAGACGCCAACACAACAGCAAACGATAATACTGCCTTGGGTTATGATGCTATGTCATCTAATAACACAGGCGCACAAAACACAGCGGTTGGTGCGTATGCGCTTGATGCTAATACGACAGGAGCTTTTAATGTTGCTGTTGGTAGAGCAGCATTAAGTTCTAATACTACAGCAGAACGCAATACTGCTGTTGGAATTGCTGCATTAGAATTAAACACGACAGGAACACAAAACACAGCTGTAGGAGCTAACGCACTAGATTCTAATACCACAGCAGATGCTAATACAGCGGTTGGATATAACGCTTTAGCAGCAAACACTACAGGAAACGATAATACTGCTGTAGGAAGAACTGCACTTGAAAACAATACAACTGGACAGTTCAATGTTTCAGTTGGTAAAGCTGCTTTAGCACAAAATACTACAGCAAGTAATAATACTGCTGTAGGTACTTTAGCTCTTAATTTAAATACTACAGGAGGTAGTAATACTGCTTTTGGTGCTTTTGCCTTAGATGCTAATACAACTGCTAACTATAACGCAGCTTTCGGTGATTATGCTCTAGGATCTAATACTACGGGAGGAGTAAATACAGGGATTGGTAGCAATGCCTTATCAGCAAACACAACTGGCATTGCAAACACAGCAGTAGGAGCTGATTCTTTAGATGCCAATACAAATGGTGGTTATAATACAGCTATAGGTTATGTAGCTTTAGGGGCTAATACTACACGAAACAACAATACATCAATAGGTGCTTCTACTCTTATAGCAAACACTACAGGGGCTGATAACGTAGCAGTTGGTCAAGGTGCTTTACAAGATAATACTACAGCTTCTTATAACACAGCCGTTGGTAGAGATGCTATGGCAAATAACACCACAGGAGAATCTAATACAGCTCTTGGTCACAATGTTTTAAATGATAACACTACAGGTTCATACAACGTAGCTATTGGTTCTGGTTGTTTACAACTAAATACAACAGGTGCGAGAAACACAGCAGTAGGACAAAATGCTCTAGACACTAACACTACAGGTTCTAATAACACAGCGTTTGGCCTTAATGCTTTAGATGATAACACTTCAGGTTCTTTTAACTCTGCGTTAGGTAGAAGCTCTTTAGCTAATAATACAACTGCAAACAACAATACAGCCGCTGGTTACTATGCTTTAGAAGTAAATACTACTGGTTCAGGCAATGCTGCGCTTGGTAGAGATGCCTTGTTAAATAACACTACAGGTACAGAGAACGTAGCTTTAGGATTTGATGCTGGGGGTGATGTAACAACAGGTAGTAACAATTTCTTTATTGGGAAAGGAGCGGGTACTGCTACTGCACCAGGAGGAAGCCCAGGCGGTACGATTACCACTGGTAATAACGAAGGTGTAATTGGTAATGGTAGTCATTCTAAAATTAACGTACAAGTTTCTTTAACAGTAGCATCTGACGAAAGAGATAAAACAGACTTCCAACCTCTATCTGCTGGATTAAATTTTGTAAATGAATTAACGCCATACACTTATTACTGGGATAAACGTGCTAAATACGTTGATTGGGATGCAAACCCAGATACAGATTTAAATACAATAGAACATGATGGAACTCATAAAGAGGACTGGATGGACATTGGATTTAAAGCACAAGACGTTATAGCTTTAGAAGAATCTATAGGTCATAATTTAGCAAATAAAACAAACCTTGTTTCTAATCAAACAGGGGATGGTAAACAATATCAGTTACAATATGAAAAGTTTGTACCGATATTGGTTAAAGCAATACAAGAACTTTCGGCAAAAGTCGAAGAATTAGAAAGTAAATTAAACGGAGAATAATATGGCTCAAACAGTAGAAGAATGTTTAACAACAGCAACAGATAGTGTTAGTTTGATAAATGATGTAAATGTAAATAATGCAAACTCTATTTACATTATTAATAATTTAACACAAGATGAAGTAAATAAAGTGGTACAACGTAACGTAGACCACTTAGAAATTATCTTAGCTTACGATGGAACTAATGATACTCCAGACGTTGTGGGATCTAGTGATGATAAATCATCTTATAATGATGCTATAGAAACTGGTAAGGATTATATAGAAGCAAATTCATAATTGTGCATTACCAACAAATATATTAAATAAAAAAATAAAATGGCAATAAATTATACTTGGGATTGTAACACTGTAGATGTTTACCCATCTGATGATGACCACACAGATGTTATTTATGTGGTACATTGGAGACTAAATGCAGAAGATACTGAATCAGATGAAGAAGAAGATGTTTATGAAGCAACTGTTTATGGCACACAAAGCATTGACACTTCAGATTTAAGCAATTTTATACCATTTGAAGATGTAACCAATGCAATAGCTACTGGTTGGGTTGAAAATGCTATGGGTGAAGAAGCAGTACAAAACCTTAAAGATTCATTGGATGCTAATATCGCAGAGCAAAAGAATCCTACTTCAGTTACTAAACACTTAGATTCTTGATACAATTTATTATTAAGATTTTATAGAAAAACATTATGGCAGATACATTTACCAGTAATTTAAACCTAACAAAGCCAGAAGTGGGGGCTTCTACAGATACTTGGGGAACAAAATTAAATACAAATTTAGATAATTTAGATGCAATTTTTACCAGTGGCGGTACAGGAACTAGCGTTGGCCTTAATATTGGTTCAGGAAAAACATTAAATGTTTCATCTGGTACTTTAACATTAGCTGACAACCAAATATCTGGTGACAAGGTTGAGGGTGGTACTATTGCTGCTACAACTATTACTACATTAACTTCAACTACTGGCAATATAACTAATGTAAATGCTACTACAGTTGATTCTACTAATTTAGAAGTTACAAATTTAAAAGCTAAAGATGGTACTGCTGCGGGTTCTATAGCAGATTCTACAGGTGTTGTAACACTTGCAAGTTCTGTATTAACAACCACAGATATTAATGGTGGAACAATAGACGGATCTACTATTGCAACTTCTAATGTTACTGTTGGTTCTGGTAAAACACTTGATGTTTCTGCTGGAACTCTAACACTTGCAGACAATCAAATAAGCGGTGATAAAGTAGAAGGCGGAACAATAGCTGCAACTACTATTACAGCTTTAACATTTGGTAGTCTTAATGATGGAACTATTAATATTGCGGGTTGGGTAGATGAAGATAATATGTCGTCTAATTCTGCTACCCTTGTTCCTACACAACAATCTGTTAAGGCTTATGTAGATTCACAGACAAGTGGTGCAAGTACATTAACTCAAGTTTTATCTGCTGGTAACAGCACAAGCGGATCTGATATTGTTATTACATCAGGCGACAAAATTACAGGATTTACTTCTACTGGTATTGATGACAATGCCACATCTACTTCAATTACTATTGATTCTAGTGAAAATGTAATGATTGGCAAAACTGCTACAGACGCAGCAACTGTCGGTACAGCACTTTTATCAACAGGACAAGGAAACCAGGTATTTAATTTTTCAAGTGGTGGTGAAGCACATATTTTTAACAACACCAATTCGGGTGATGTTACTTACACTATAGATTTTAGACAACAAGGAACTGATTCTGGAAGAATTAGGGTGCTTGCAAGCAGTGTTGAATATCAAACATCTTCTGACTATAGACTTAAAGAAAATGTTGAATATGAATGGGATGCTATTCCAAGATTGAAAGAACTTAAACCAGTTAGATTTAACTGGATTAAAGATGAAACAAATACTGTTTTAGATGGATTTATTGCACATGAAGCACAAACTGTTGTACCAGAATCTGTAGGTGGTGATAAAGACGAAGTTTATCCTAGTGACCATGAAAATGCTGGACAACCAAAATATCAAGGAATAGATCAATCTAAATTAGTTCCTTTACTTACTAAAGCACTCATTGAACAACAAGCATTGATTGAACAGTTGCAAGCAGATGTGGCTGAATTACAGGGGTAGTAACTAATGCCACTACTTCCTATCACTCCTCCAGCTGGAATTGTTAAGAACGGAACTGATTATGGAAACAAAGGTCGTTGGGTAGATGGAAATTTAGTACGTTTTGAAAATGGCTACCTAAAACCTATTGGTGGTTGGTCTAAATTAAGAGACACAGCTTTAACAGGTGAACCTATTGGGATGTATGCACATTCCGATAATATAGGTCAGCCTATATTAGCTGTGGGTACAAGGCAAAAAGTTTATGTACTGTATAAAAATGTTTGGACAGACATCACACCATCTGGTTTCGTAAACGATGCTAGTAACGATCCTTTGGGTTATGGTGCTTATCAATACGGTCAAGAAGACTATGGTGATGCTAGAAGTCAATCAGGTTTACCCCTAGATACAGGTCATTTTGCTTTTGATAACTGGGGTGAAGATTTAGTCTTTTCTTTTTCAGGTGATGGCAAGATATATAAATGGCGACCTAACTCTAGCGGTACAGCCGATACGATAGCTACAGTTGTTACCAATGCACCTGTAGGCAATCAGGCTATTCTTGTAACCAATGAAAGACATCTCGTAGCTATTGGTTCTGCAAGTGATCCTAGAAAGATTGCTTGGTCTGATAGAGAAGACAGAAACAACTGGACATCTAAAGCAACTAACTCAGCGGGTGATCTACAAATTCCTACAGGCGGTAGAGCATTGTACGCAGTTAAGTTTGGTACAGATGTCATTATATTTAGTGATACAGGCATAGCTAGAATGTATTATACAGGCAACCCCTTTATCTATGGTATAGCTGATGCGGGTTCTAACTGTAAAGCAGTAGGTAGAAGAGTTATTGTATCTACAGGATCTTTCATGGCATGGATGGGTGAGAACTCGTTCTTTGTTTATGATGGACAAGTAAGAGAAATACCATGCGAAGTTCACGACTATGTGTTTGACAATTTAAACGTACCAGCTAGAGCTGCTAGTTGGGGTGGACACAACTCTAACTTTAATGAGATATGGTGGGGATTCCCAAGCGGTGATGGACAATACACACCGAACAAATATGTTATATGGAACTACAGAGAAAATACATGGTCTATAGGATCATTAGATCGTGGTTGTTGGATTGACCAAGGTATATTTGACTTCCCTATAGCGGGTGACTCAAGTGGTTTTATTTATGAACACGAATCTCAACTATTAAACAACTCTCCAAATTTAGGTACATCTGTACCTTTTGCAACAAGTGGCCCTATAGAGATTGGCAATGGCGACAGGTACGTTCAATGCAACCAAATTATTCCAGACGAAGAAGCAAACACCTTACCTGGTGTGACTCTTAGTTTCAAAGGTAGATTTACACCTCTAGGAAGCGAGACTGACTTTGGCAGTTTCACCTTTGAAAGTGATGGTTATACCGATGCAAGGTTTACAGCACGACAGGTACAGATGACAGTTACAGGAAGTACAACACAAGACTTCCAAGTTGGTAATATAAGACTAGATGTAAGGAACAGAGGCAGACGATGAACCTAGCTTCTAAAAGGCAATATTTAGAAAGAGCTACTAATGTAAAATATTCTTTTGCAGCTACTACTCAACAAACTATATACACAGCACCTACTGGTGATGATTTTACGTTTGCCATAATAGAAGGCATATTTGCTTGCGATCATGGTAATCAACAAACTAACTTAGATATAACAATTACAGATACCAGTTCTAATGAGTTCTTTCTTTTTAAGAATCACAACATAGCAGCCTATGGCACAGAAGAATTAGTAGTTAATTCTGGTTTGATTTTACAACAAGGAGAAATCGTTAAAGCACAGGTTAATCACGCAAACATAGACTTAGTATTAAGCATCGTAGAGTATGCAAAAGGTGACTAACAACGTAGTTGATTTTAAGCCCACATGGGAAATGGAGTGGGATCGTTGTAAGCCCTGGATAGAAGAAGCTTTAAAATACCAAGATTCCTATACAATAGACCATGTAGAAGATAAAATAAGTAATGGATTGTTCCATTTGTGGGCTGGTAAAGAGTCTGCATTGGTAACAGAATTTGTAATATTTCCAAATCATAAAGTATTAAATTTACTTTTTTGCGGTGGAGACTACAATGAATTGACAGAAATGCTACCATCTATAGAGGCTTTCGCTAAAGCAGCTGAATGTAAAAGGCTGTACGGAGGCGGAAGAAAAGGATGGTCAAGGAAGTTAAAGCATTTAGGTTTTGAAGAAGAACACATGATAAGAAAAGAATTATGAGTAAAGGCGCAACAACAGCAGAAGCTACAATACCAGAATATCAGAAACAACAGCAACGTAGTCTGTTTGGTGCTGCACAAGCAGTAGCCAATCAACCTTTTGTACCATACACAGGTGCAAGAGTAGCTGGTTTTAATCCAGATCAACTAAGGCAGTTTCAAGCCACTCGTGGTTTATTTGAAACAGGTATGCAGTACGATCCTATGTCTGGATTGGCTGGACTTGCACAAGCTCCTACTCCTAGTCTTTTAGAAACAGATATAGGTGCTTATCAATCACCTTATACACAACAAGTTATAGACACTACATTGGGTGATATAAGAAGAGAACGAGACATAGCACAACGTCAAGCACAAGAATCAGCGATTCGTGCGGGTGCATTTGGTGGATCTCGTTCAGCAATTATGGAAGCTGAATCCACTAGACCTTATGTAGAACAGATGGCAAGAACTTCAGCTGGTTTAAGAGAGGCTGGCTTTGGTCGTGCTTTAGGTGCTGCTGAATCGGATATAGAAAGACAAATGAGAGGCAGACAATTCCAAGCTGGATTGCTCGGTGGATTACAAGCAGAACAAGCCAGAAGACTTGGAATGTTAGGCGGTATAGGAGTACAACAACAAGCTCTACAACAGGCTGGACTGGATATTCCATATCAAGAATTCCAAAGAGCATTGGCTTACGGGCCTCAACAGATTGGTTTATTAAGTCAAGCAATGGCTCCAACTACTGCTGGTCAAAGAACAGAACAAGATGTTGGTCTTGGAAATATATTAGGAACTGGTGCTCAACTTGCTGGTGCAGCATTAATGGGCGGAATGAATCCATTTGGTTTTTTGTCGGATGAAAGATTAAAAGACAACATAGAATATATTGGTAAGTCTAAAAATGGTCACAAAATATATACTTGGGAATGGAACGACATTGCTAAAAAGCTAGGAGTTGACACACCAACAATCGGTGTTCTTGCTCAAGAAATAATGAAGTATATGCCTGAAGCGGTCATGGAAGACAAGAACGGATATTACAGAGTTAATTACGGAGTTTTGTAAATGGCAATAGATTCATTGGTAAATATGAAACAGATGTTTGGATCACCAACACCTGATCCTTATGGTATAACACAAAGACTGCAAACTGGTTTAGGTCAACAGCGAGCACAAATATCTAACAATATTGCACAAGATAAATCAGACAAAAATCAAAAATTGGGCTTGATGCTGTACGCATTAGGCGGTGCTTTAAAAGGTGATGAAGACTTTGTTGTAAAAACATTGCAATTTAAAGAAATGCAAGAAGGCAAGAAGAAAGAGAAAGAACAAAAAGAAGCTTGGGAGAAAGTAAAACAAAGTGCATTAATACAATCAAATCCAAATATTGCCACACTTGCAAATGCACTAACTCCAGAACAAGGAATAAGTCTTGCTGTTGAAATGGAAACAAGAGAGCCTAAAAAAAGAGAAATTCTTGAAGCAGCAGATGGAAGAAAAAGATATGTAGATACTGGAGAGCTTGTTTTTGAAGATGTTGAAGTTTCTGGTACACCACAAAAGATTATTAGCAATGTAGATAAATCTGTAGAGAACACAGTTGAAGAAGTTGGTTTTGTAGAACCTTTTGCACAAATGGAAGACGCTTTTGGTTTAGGAGATGCGTTAGGAGAAGCTGCAAACATAACATTCAGAAGAATTGGTTTAGAACCATTTGAAAATATTGGTCAGTCAGCGAGGGCAAGAGACAATCTTAATTTAGAAATTAAAACAACCTTGGCACAAGATTTTACTGGCAGAGTAAACCAACAACTTTTACAACAAATAGATGAGTTGCTGCCTAAATCAAGTTTGACATCAGAAAAAGATGCACAAGCTAAATATTCTTTAATGAGAGATAGGGCAAGAAATAGAATTCAGCGTTTAGAGCAAGGTATTAAGTCAGGTATTTTATCGGAAACACAAATGGCAACTGCCAGCGATGTTCTTTATAGAACAAAACTGCTAGAAAAGAAAATTGACGCTGCTGTACTTTCTTTAGAGTCTGAAACAACTGATTTAGACCCTAAAAAAACTAATTTAGAC